AATCATCTAACATAGTTCTATCAGCACTTGAAATGGTTGTTCCTGATAATTGATTATCTCTAACCAAGTTTTGATAATAATTATAACCTTTAGTACCGATTAAGGCTTGAAGGTGAATCTCTTGAGCGATGAATATACAACTCGTCAATAAAGACATATCGATATTTTGATTTAACGTTGTGTAAGCCTTTAGCTTCGTTTCCGATATTAATAATATTTGTGCTGCCATATTATATTCCTTCTGTCTTATCTATTTCTGATTGAACATCATCAGGTAATATTTGATTCTGTTCAATTCCTAATTTTATTGGTTCTTTATATTTCAAGAATAATACCTTCTCTAATGTCTCCAATATTTCCTCTTGGATTGGCATTATAACCGTCTGTAAAAATAATTGATATGAATCTAATATTTCTGCTCTACCACCTAATTGTCCTGCTGTCTTAATACCCAAAATCATCGGTGAGGTAATCCTCCAAGATGTTAATACGTTATTCTCAATTTGAGGAGCCATAGATGTATACCAAGCATCAGATGCGTTATTTGTTATTGGTGTAATTACCGGTGCTGTCTCAGGGTTCTCACTAAAGAATAAAAAGAACTTACCAGCATTATTTGTTGATGAATATTTCGATTGTAATTGTCTTTCTATCATATCCATCTCTTCCTCACCAGGAACACCATTTGTAAAACTCACAGCCATAGATGGCATCATAGAGTTCTGCATATTATTCAAGTGGAAGTTTTTAATCTCAATATCTAATTGGATTGTTGTAACACCTGCCAAATAATCCGGTGCTGGATAATAACTCATACCAGGAACATAGTTTGTCTTGTCGTATAAGATTTGTGATACTGCTGAATTGGGAAGCATATTAAACGCTTCTATTTCAACTGGCTTATATTTGTTTGGATTGATTGTTGAACCTCTCCAATCGATTGAATAATAGTATGTACCGATATTACCAAAGTCATCTTCTTTACCTGCTCTTAATCTTGAAAAATCTGTATGATAAAACTCAGCAATTCCACCATCATTTGATTTAACGATGTTTAATGCGAACCCACCAAATAATACTCTGTCTGTAACTAACTTTTTATAAACCTCATATATGGTTTCATTTCTATTAGCCATCGCTAATACTTCGGGATTACCTTCTTTAACAATAAGGTTTTTTCCTTTAACACCATAGATTACAGCGTTGGCACAAGCTCTATTAATACTTGAGTATTGATATAGAGCTAAAAGATGATTGGGGAATATATTATCTTCACCGTAATATACCCAAGGCTTATTCTTTATTACCTCTTGGTATTGTGGAACCTGAGCGGCGTTAAAATCTAATATCTGTAAATTATTCTTCATTACTAATAAATATCTAAAGTTTTCATTTTGTTTATACTTGCTAATTTGGTGGATTATCTATACATTCCTGTTCTTGTTCTGAAACATAAATGATACTATAAGCATCCTCATTAGGACTGATATACGGCTCAAATAAACACTCATCAGTTTGACTATCACCAACAATAACAATAGCTCTACCAGATTCAAGTTTATTATATGCCAAAGATGGATTAGTATTAGCTGAACTAGTTTGTTCGTATATTGAATAATAATATTGTCCTATGTATTGAAAAGAAACAGAAGGAGTTGCTGCTGTTAAATTGACAGTAGGGGATTCGATGAATCTAAACTTATCGTATCTTGTGTTTGATGTAATTGATTGTGGAATAAAAGATACTCGTTCCTTGCTCGTTATATGTTGAAATGAGAACAAATAATATGGATTAGGCAGCGTCTTATTCATAGACACAGTCACCACTAAATTATTTGTTTCGTTTTTTCTAATTATTAACATCTTTGCTTATGATATAATGAGCATCAAGTTTATCGTCTATTAAAATAAATAAAATATCCATTAGATTAATAAGTTAATCGTAAATAACCATTAGCTCCAGCTCCTGATACTCTAGCTCCTGTATTTGAGATTTTTGCTCCAGAACCACCGCCACCATAAATTGAACCAGTATTTCCTGCGCTAACAACCGAAACTCCATTAGCTCCATTTCCTGCTGAAGGATTGCCTGTTCCACCTGAGCCACCAGTTCCAACAGTTGCGTTAAATCCATTTGTTGAGCTTCCCGCACCTCCGCCTCCGCCACCACTATTGGTAATATTTCCTGTTCCACCATTTCCACCAGCTCTAACAAGGTCTCCTATTGAACTACTTGATGAACCAACGGCTCCTGCTCCATTATCACCGCCAATATTTGGACTATTACCTCCAGCACCTCCTTGAGCATAAACAACAGTTGCCGCACTAAACCAAGATGGATTTCCTGCGTTTCCTCCAAAGCTTGATGAAGATGAACCACCAGTTCCAACAGTTATGGTATATGTTGTTCCTGGAATAATTGTTAGTGTCTTTTTGGCATAAGCTCCACCAGCTCCGCCTCCTCCAGTCGAAAGGGTTGGTGTGCCTATTGAGCCACCACCAGCTCCACCACCACCCCAACATTCAACAATAACTGAACTTACACCTGATGGAGCAGTCCAAGTTGTAGTTCCTGTGAAATTAACAATAGTCGGAATTGGAGTTGATGATGGTGTCGGAGTATTAGTAGGTGTGCTTGTATTCGTTGGTGTCTGTGTAGGAGTAGGACTTACTGGCACCGATGAACTAGTTGGTGTAGGAGTGGGTGTTCCTGTCTGTGTTGCAGTAGGAGTGGGAGTAACAGGAGTAGCCGATGGTGTCGGTGTAACCGGTGTTCCTTGTGGAACAACACCTGCTTGTTGTCCGTCATTCTCCATAGTTCTTGGGACTAAATCAATTCTCTTATATTTAGATTTTTTGTAATCCCAAGAATCTAATGGATTAGCATTTAATGGCACCTTTTCTCCTAAGAATTGTGTTGGAGCATAAAAAGTTTCTTGCTTTCCTAAAACACCCCAAGTTCTACTATCAACTTTTCTCTTAAAGTTTTTCATTAATTTTATTTGGCTTAAAAAAAGGGGGATTTTAACCCCCCTTTATTATTTGTTATTAGCAAGCACAGCTCGCTAAAGATAATCCTACTAAGGTCGATGTTAAAGAACCTGCTAATTGTTTAGCTGGTACTTTCTCGAATCCTTCTAAGACAATAGTATAACCACTTCTGTCAGCAAATACAGTTCCTGTTTCTGCCGTTCCAGATAATAATGCCATACCGAATTGTTCTCCCAAGTAAAGAATTGTTCCGTCATTTGTCTCAACAAATACTTTCATATCAGTATTTTGAGCAAGTAATTTAATTTGGTTTCTAGTTGATTGTTGTAATTTCAAGAACACTAAGTTAAGTGTTTGTTGATATACAACTGTTCCATTCTCCAAACTTGCCGCAATAGTTTCAACAAAATTAGAAGTATTCTTTTCAACTTGGAATGAATATACAGTTCCACCAGTAGCACCTACTGTTAAGATTTCTTGATTAGCATCTTCAGTTGTTCCTGTAACGCATCCCGCTACAATATACACACCTTTAATACCACCAACAGAATCTCTACAGCCTTTACATACTGAACTGTTTACATAACACGATGAAAAACTCATAATTTTTGTTTTTTTTTTTAATTAGTTTATTACGATAAGCCGTTAGTGATTACAAAGTTAGGCCATGCAATCTGCACACCTAATGAGAAATTACTTCTCAATCTTACTTCGTCAAAATCAACTGAGTAGAACATCTTTAATGTTTCTGAATCAGACATTAAGTTTACACCTAATACCATATAACCTGCTGGAGCTAACATTACTAAGTTAGAACCATTAAGACCGCCAACTGGATGTACCAAGATGTTAGTTGCTGGATGGAACGTCTTGAAGTCCTCGTAAGAAGATTCAGGATTGTAGTGATAGTAATTAGCTGTTCTGTAGTTAATTAAGTATTTTCTGTAGTTTGAGTGAGACATAAATACAACTAAGTCAGTTCTATTTACGATGTCATCAGGAATAGCCTCAACTAAAGCATCAACTTGTGATAAAGCAGTTGTTGAACTAATAGCTGATTGACCTGTTACAACAATACCACCTGTTACAGTTGTATTACCTGTTCCTAATTGAGCTACTAACTCCTTAAATCCTGAGAAACAAGTAGTA